ACAAGGAACAGTGGATTGTCAAGATCACGCCGATACACGAAACAAACGCGGCAGTCCGAAACGGCTTTGATGTCGGGACGGCCTACACCGACTACGATGTGTACCGCCAATTCGAGGAACCGCTTCTTGAAATTGGATGGGATGTAATCGTCTTTGTACCGAGCATAGAGGAAGATTCGGACAGAATCACGTGCGGAAACGCATTGATAGCGGAACAGCAAGCAGAAAGCGAGGTGGAGAAATGAACGAAGACAAAAGCAAAAAGCCGCCTATCAGTTCCGTTGGAGTTCGGTTCGACGTGGATGTCAAGACGCGCATCTACTTTGACTTTGATGATCTTTATTACATCTACGACGGCCAGTTTAGCGGGGATATTTCTGAAGCCGAAAAAGTCCTCATTGGGCTTAAAAGAAAGGTCGAAGAACTCGAAAAAGCAATCGCATACGCGAAAACAAAAAGAGACGAAATTGCAAACAGAAACGAGGTGAAGAAATGAAACACAAAATTGACCCATCGGATATTGTGATGTGGTTTTTAATTATCATCATGTTCCTGTTCATATTTACGTTCGGAATCTACAGGTTTTACATCGAGCAAGAGAATGTATATCTCTTGAATGATTACCTTAAAAATGAGGTGCGGAAATGACCGCAGACAAACTCAAATTCCGCGTATGGGACACGGAAAACGAATGCTATCAGGAGAGGGACGCTGACGAAACCTTTATAAGACACAACGGAACCCTTATGTGCGTGTTTTGGGGCGACTGCGACACGATGCCAACGGAATACGTCGAGCAGGAAAAAGCAGTAATCGAATTCTGCACAGGCCTAAAAGACCACAACGGCAATCTCGTTTTCGAGGGCGATATTATCGCCTGGGGCGATATGTGTTTGAGAGAGGTTTTATGGGATGACGAAAAAGCAAGATTCGTCATGAAACAATACTCTTACAACGAAAAAGGAGAGTACACCGGAACGGGTGTACTTGAACCTCTCTTTGAAAGGACCATTTCCTTTTCTGAAATCGTAGGCAACATACACAAAGGGATATTGAAAAGATGAGCAAGAAAACCATTCACAGCGGATTTGACACCCGTGGCCGTCTCTATGTGGCGTGTTCCGAATGCGTCCGAGGCGGAAACGGAGATCAGTCATGCGGCGCGGGCGGCCAACACAAACGCTATCTCGGACAGATGTGTTTCTGCGGGGAACCTCTGCCGGAGATCAAAGAAAAACTCTTGAAAACCGAAAGGACACACCATGAATAAATTCCGCTTCGTTGACCTCTTTTGTGGCGGTGGCGGGAGCATTACCGGAGCCGTCGACGCCCTGAACGAGGCCGGGCTCCCCTATGAGGGGCGCGGCTTCAATCACTGGAACCTCGCTATAAAGACGATTCAGGCGAACTATCCGGAGATCATCCCGGACTTCGCCCGCGCCTGTACGCCTATCGAGGCGGTCACGCCGGACGAGATTTTCGACACCGACCCGCGCCGGATTGACGTTATCTGGGCGTCGCCGTCCTGCACACATCACAGCGTGGCGGCAGGCGGGAAACCGCGTTCAAATCAACTGCGGAGCCAACCGGAATTCATCCTGCCATATATCCGCCTGACACAGTGTCGGCGGCTGTACATCGAGAACGTGAAAGAGCTGGAATCATGGGGGCCGCTTCTCGACAAAGACACGCGAATCAATGGAAAGCTGTACAAAGCGGGGATGCCGGACCCGCGAGAGGCCGGCAAATTCTTTAACCTGTGGATTCGGGAGATCAAAGCCTCCGGATATAAGGTTGATATGGCCTACATGAACGCCGCCGACTACGGGGCCGCGACAAGCCGCGAGCGGATTATTATTCAGGCCGTCCGGAAATCCTCCGGAGAGAAAATCGTGTGGCCGGAGCCGACGCATTCGAGAGAACCGTCTCTTTTCAACTGTAAGCCGTGGCGGAGCGCGGCGGAGATCATCGACTGGTCTATTCCTGGGGAAAGCATTTTCACGCGGAAAAAGCCCCTCTGCGAAAACACCCTGCGCCGCATCGAAGCCGGGATAGAAAAGTATTGGGGCGAGTTTGCCGAGCCGTTTTTAATCGTCCTTCGCGGGACGAAAGACAAACAGCTTGCATCCTCCGCAATCCCCGTTTCCATGCCGCTCCCGACCATTACAGCAGGCGGCGAACACGTCGCCCTGATCTCGCCGATTTGGCTTGATTTGGCACACACGAAGAACGGCGGCGTCTCCGGCTCGGTAAACGAACCGCTCAACACCATAACCTGTTCTCGCGGGACACACGCGGTAATCTCGCCGAGCATCCGTCCGCTGTTCGTGCCGCAACACGGCGGCGGGACGGTGAAGCCCTGCGACGGCCCGCTTTCCACCATCGCGACGACCGGCTCCATTGGGATTGTCGAACCGTTCCTCATCGACTACCACGGGACCAGCGAGACGCAGAATTTGACGAAACCTCTCAACACCATACGGACACATGACCGTTTCGGCCTGATACAGGGGCAGATTTTGACGATGGAAGACGGGCGGAAATACAAACTCGACATCACACACCGGATGCTGACTGCCCGCGAACTGGCCGCCGCGACCGGCTTTCCGCCCGATTACGTTTTCGCGGGGAAAGATACGGACGCGAAAAAGCAAATAGGGAATGCTGTATGCCCCTGCATCACATCAGCGCTCTATCGGGCGTTTCTCGCGGCTTAAACGGCATTGACAACAGGGGCAACCAGTAGCGGCAACCACAAACCACGAAAGGAAACAACATGCAAATCAGATTCATCAAAAAACACCCTCGCGCGACCGTGCCGAAAAGATCAACCGACGGCGCGGCAGGCTACGACATGACGGCTGTTTCGATGGACGCGCCGGAGATGAAAAACGGCGTCGTCAGCTACAAGTACCACACCGGAATAGCCGTTGAGATTCCGCCCGGCTACGTCGGCCTCGTTTTCCCGCGTTCCTCCGTCGTCAAGACGGGGGCGATTCTCGGCAACTGTGCGGGGGTCATTGACAGCGACTATCGCGGGGAAATCTCGTTCGTGTTCTATGCGAACTCTTTTTCCGCTCCTTACAGCGTCGGCGACGAATCCACCCCGCCGGACCGCATCGGTCAGCTTGTCATCGTCAAGCATGAGACCATTGATTTTGTCGAAGCGGAAAGCCTCTCCGAGACGAAGCGCGGAGAAGGTGGCTATGGTTCGACGGGGCGGTAAATTCATCATCTCGGAACATGCTTTCACCCGTGCGGTACAACGCCGCATCACCGCAGAGGACATCAAAAAGGCATTGGATTTCGGGAAACGGATTTTCGACCTTCGCCGCCGCGTGTGCGTGTACGTCGCCAAGCTCGGCGGGCGCGAGAAAATAAACGTCGTGACTGACCTCCGAGGCGAAACGATCATCACCGTTTACAAAAGCAAAGGTCCGAAACCGCATTGGAAATAGCGTCGTATTGACACCTCCGGCATGGCTGAATATCAACTCAACCAAGCCGGGGGCCTTTTATGCCGATTGACATTTCCACAATTGACCTTTCCAAGGTCGACATCAACATCCTTTTTCAGAGGCAGAACGCTTTCTATTCATCGAACATCAAGAAGTGGAGGCGCGGGATGGCCGCATACGGCGGCGGCGCGGCATACGTGAATCTCGCGCTCATCAAACACACGAACGAAATCCCGCCGGAATACGCGGAACGTCTGGCGCGTGCGGCCTACGTGAACTATCCGCGCCGCGTGGCGACGCTCATCACGCAATACGTTCTCTCCAAACGCCCGACCCGCGAGGGCGCGAATTCCGAATTCGTCGAGGACTTTTCCCGGACCGGGATGCGCGTGGATGAAGTCATGCGTCAATTCTCGACGTATCTCAACATCTGCGGGGCCGCGTGGCTCTGCGTGGATTCTCCGGAGTTTGACGGCGAGCCGACCAAGGCGGACGAACAGCGCGAACGCCTCCGCCCTTACGGCATCGCGCTTTCCCCGATTTCCGTCCCTGACTGGCATTATGGCGCGGACGGAAAACTCGAATGGGTTCTGACTGCGGAAACACGCATTGACAACAAGGACCCGTTCAGCAACGCGAAAGAAATCTCAATCCGGAAACTGTGGACGCGGGACTACGTTGTCATCGCCTACCACGACAAAACCTCCGGAGACAAAACTGCCCGAATCGTAAACAACCCCATTGGAGAGGTCCCGTTCGTTCGACACGTGGAGGTCGACGGTTACGGAATCGGGGAAAATCACTGGTTCGAGGACGTTGTGAGAATCAGCGACGCGATTCTCAACGCGAATTCCGAGGCACAGATGAACGTCCTGAAACAGATGTTCGGCCTGCTTGTCATCCCGGAGGATTTTCTCGACACCGTGAAAGACCGGCAGGAAAACGGCGGAAACGCCGATTCCGGCGATTCTAACGGGGGGAAAGCATCGGAGCCGTTGTCTTATACCCTCGCCCGGTCCGCCGCCGTTTTTGAAAGCGCGGACGGCGCGAACATCACCCGCTACATTCAGCCCGCAGGAACCGAGACGGCGACCATCCGCACCGAAGTGGACGCCCTGAAAAAGGAACTCTATTCCGTTGTCGGCCTCGCCGCGAGCAAGGACACAAAGGCGGTGGAATCCGCAGAGGCCAAGGCCTGGGATTTCCTCAACGTGGAGGCGTACATGGAAACCCGCGCCGACATCCTCGAACAGTGCGAGGTCAAGGCGTGGGAACTGCTCAACAAGTGGCAACCGAATATCCCCGTCCCGTCCGTCTCGTACAACCGGAATTTCTCGACCCTCGACATCAAGGATGCCGTCGCCAACCTCGTTGAACTCTCCGGATTCTGCCAGGACAACGACCCCTATCAACGGTCTATCGGAAAGGTCGCCCTCTCTCTGCTCAACCGCATGTATCAGCTCCCGGCGGATGTCATGGAAGAGATCACAAACCTCATCGACACAAGCACGCCGGGCACGGACAAGAAGGAACAGCAAGAAATGATGGAAGAGATGCGGCGTAATGCCGAACTCGGCGGCGAGGAAGACGGCGACGGTGACGGCGACGGAGACAAGGGCGGCAAGGAACAGCCTGAAGACGGCAAAAAGAAGATCGGATTCGACAAATGAATTTCTTTTTCCTTACCCGCTGTTATCGTCCGGACAACATCCCGCGCATTCAGCAGAACTTGAAGGAGGTTTTCGCGGGCTCGGCTCACGAGTACAGTCATTGTGTCGTCGTAGACTTGACGCACGGCGCGAAACCGCATGATTTCAACGAACTATGCAACCGGAACACCGACGTGCTGTTTATCTGCCAGAAGCACGCGAACGATTCGCAGAACACATTCGGAATGGACGAAGCCGTCGGGCAGTTTGCCGAGGCGGGGAGTTATGTTTTCGTGCTTGACGACGATAATCTTCTTCATCCGCGCTTTCTCGAAATCTGCGAGGAATGCGGCGGCGAGGATGCCGTTGTGTTCAAAATCGAGGGCCGCCCGGAATTGGGAAACCCGTTCTCTCTCTCCGGCAGAAACAATCCCGTCGGTCATGTAGACTGGGCGAATTTCATCACGCGGGCCGAGGTGATGAAGCGCCTGAAAGTCACCTATGATTTCAACCCGCCGCGATGCGAGGACGGCGTTTTCTTTTCAAAGCTCATGTCGGCGGGCTGTTCGATAAAGTTTGTCGACAAGGTTCTCGCGTACTACAACCGGCTAAGGAGCGTCGTTTGATGTTGACGCTTTCAGCAAATATGAGTGTGATTCGCCCGCAGGGGCGTAAAAACCTGTAACAATCACCCAAAACCAAGGAAAAACCGCACTATGAACATCGCAGAAATCCTGAAAAAGGTCGCCAACAAAGAAACCCTCACGGACGAGGAAATCGAAGCCTTGAAGAAGTTCGACCCGGACGATGCCTCCCGCATCCCGAAGGAACGCCTCGACAAGGAAATCGAGAAACGCAAGGCCGCAGAGAAAAACGCGGGCGATCTCTCCGCCAAAATCGAGGAACTGAAAACCAAACTGGAAGAGCTCGAAACAAAGGACCTGGGCGAAGCCGAAAAGGCGAAACTCGCGTCCAAGAAGGAAATCGAAAAGCTCCAAAAGCAGGTCGAAGACCTCAAAAAGGCCGGAGATGAGGCAACGGCGAAAGCCGCCGCGCTCGAACGCTCCGCAAAAATCCGCGATCTCGCCGCCGCGAGGAAATTCAAGGATTCCGATTACCTCGACTACAAGCTGAAAGAAAAGGAAATCGACCTTGAAGATAACGATGCCGTCGGGAAGTTCTTCGGAGAACTCGAAAAGGCCGCCCCTCACCTTTTCGATTCGTCCGCAAAGCCCGGCACCGGCACGGGGGGCGAACAGCAGGGCTACAAGGGCGGAAATTCCGTGGACCTCGTGAGGCTCGAAGAACTCCGCAAGAAACCCGAATTCACGCAGTCGGAAGCGGTCGAATTCATCCGCCTCGAACAAGCAAAAAAAGCCGCTGAAAGCACCGATGCCAACGCGGCGAACTCCAAAACCTAAGAGGTGAAATTATGTCGTTCAATTTCGGCATGTTCAACGAATTCAGCGATCCCGTCGCGACCGCTGACCCTATCGTTTTCGCCACCGCGAAAGTTATCAACCTCGGCCCGTGGACCGGCAAATTCTTCGAGAGCATGGTCGCCCCGTCCGTGATGCTCGACGCCAAGGAATTTGAAATCGACAACCGCTCCAAGACGAGCCGAAACGGCGTCATCGGCATCTCCGGTTCCACCGCCGCCGCCTGGGACAACGACGACACCACGGACCTCAAGATGTCCGCCGATGCCGTGAAGGGCCTCACCGTCGGGCACGTCCTGAAAGTCGGCGATGAAGTCGTCATCGTGAAGAGCGTCAACCGCTCCGCCAATACCATTGACGTCCTCGCCCGTGGTATGGCCGGTTCCACCGCCGCCGAACACGCGAGCTCCGCCCCGTACAAGGTCATCGGCTATGCCGGTCAGGATGAAGACCTGAAGAACGTCGAAAGCGTCAACGAAACGACCGCGAAGTACATGAACTACGTTCAGACGGTCTTTGAAACCATCGACTGGACCAAGCACGCTGAATATCTGCGTCGCGGCCTGTCCGAAGTCGAGGCGGGCGTTATCCTCGTTCGCGAGGCTGAAATCCGCGTCGCCGAAATGCTGTCGACGATGGCGATCAACGGTGTCAAGCTGAAACAGACGGGCGACACCACCCGTTGGATGTCCGCCGGTCTGCTCGCACAGCTCCAGGACAACAACAGCGGAACCCGCCCGACCCTGACCTACAACGCGTCCGGCGACCTCACCGAGGCGAAACTTCTGGCCGCGCTGAAACAGTGCTTTGCGGCAGGCGGAAGCCCGGACACGATCTGGGTCTCCCCGACCGTCAAGGGCTACATCAACAACTTCAACATCGCCAACTCCAGCCTCGCGATCAACGCCGCGAAAGAAGATCACACCGCAGGCGGGCAGTACGTCAGCGCCATTGACTATGAAGGCCTCATTCTCAAAGTCCGCGTCGACGCCGACCTCCCGACCTCCGTCGCGGCAATCGTGACGCAGGCGCAGTGCATGAAGGGGTGGATGAAGGAAGACGGCCTCCGTCTCATCGACGAACCGTCCAAGTCCAGCCGCGAAATCCGGAAGTCCCTCCAGGGCTCTATCGGTTTCGGCATCGAAGGTGTCGGCAAGGACCATATCCTGATTACCGGCATCACCGGCGGCCCGACCGACCGCATCTACAAGACCGCCTCCGTGAATTGAGACGGCATGTAGTCGCCTGACTTGTGGGGCGCGGCGCGATCTGCGCCCGCCCCCTTTTTTCAACCACAAAACGAGGTACAGAACATGAACAAGACCGAGCTTTACAACACCCTGATTGACGAAGGGGAAAACCTCCCGCCTATCTCGAAGATCACCAAGGCGGAACTTGAAGCCATTTATGCGGACCGCCACCACGAACAGTCCCAGGACGAACCGGAACAGCAGGAACAGCCAGAAGAAGCCGCGCCGGAGACGCCCCAGAGAGAGCCGTCTTTCGAGAAAGCCCGCGAGCACGACGAATTTCCGCCGCTCGATTCCCTCGAACAGCAGGACGCGGAATCCGCCGAATCGGAGCACGAAGAAGAAGCAGAGCAGGAACCGGAAAACATCCCGCCTCTCCATTTTTCGTCCGCCGGTTGGTGTCCCGCGCTGAACCGCTCCTACTTTATCGGGTGGTTCCACCCCGTGACGCGTGCCGAATATGAAGCCCTCGCACCTTACGCCGACGGAGCCGCGAAATGACCGACGCCGAACTGTTCAACGCCGTTTCAAACGTGCTTCATGCCGGGCTCGACGCTGACTTTTGGAGGGCCAACAGCGCCAAGCAGACCGCCGCGTACAATACGGCCAAAAACGACATTTTCGCCCGCGTCTCCGGGCTGACCCTCGACAAGATCACGCCGGAGAACACAAACGTCGTGCTTGCAATCGCCGAGCAGGCGGTATGGCTTCTGCGGAACTACGAACAGCAGACCACCGGACAGAAAGTCGCCTCCGAATCCGTCGACGGGGCATCCACCACCTACGCCGACATCACGTTAGGCGGAGACGGCATCATTTCTCCGCGTGCGCTCGCGTACCTCGACCAAATCAAGGCCGACATGAAGCGGGCCGCGATCTGCAACGTCCGATTTATCCGAGGCTGAACCCATGCCGAAAAAAGTCCCGAAAGCCGTCTCCCAGACGCAGAAAATGATTTCCGAAATCTGCGGAAAGGCATTAGAGCAGATTCAATCCCAGGTGCTTTCCCATTTCCAGAAACACCCGGATTCAGCGTGGACCGGACATAATCTTGTAGACCTCGAAAAGACCGTCAAGGCGGCCTACAAGGATATGGGACTTTCCATCGGCAAGACGTTCTCCAAGGGCCTCTCAAAGGAAATGAAGGAGATGCACGCCAAGGCGGCGGAGGACTTGAAGACGGCAGGCCTCCGAAACGCTATCCTCGGAAAGCCGAATACAGGCCTCATCAAACAGTACATGGATTCCTCGTTCGAGCAGGTCGCCATGAGGACGACGAAAATGTCCTTCGATCACATCCGAGCCCTCCGGTCCATGTCCGCCGAAGTCCTCCGGACGGCCTCGCTGACCGGCGCATCCCGCGCCGAGGTGACAAGGCAGTTTTTAGCGCGGGCCCAGGAAATACCCGGCTTCAAGTTCACCGCCAACAACGGCGCGGTGTGGAGCAACGAGGCGTATTTTAACATGCTCGCCCGCACCGAAATGATGAATGCGGGCCGGGCGGCGTATGATGCGAAATGCGCGGAGGAAGGATGCGATGTCGTGGAACTCGATTATGGCGGCGTGAGTTGTGAGGCCTGCATGAAGTGGGAGGGCAAGCAATTCTCCCTCACCGGCGCAACAAAGGGCCTGCCGACGAAACAGGACCTCATCGACGACGGAGTTTTTCACCCGAATTGCACTCACAGCTACACAGCCGTGCCGGATTGGGACATCAAGTTTCCGGACAAGGACGAAAAGGGCGGCAAGGAACAGGACGCCAAGCAGGACGCCAAGCAGGACGCCGAGCAGGAACAGCAGGCACGGCAGGCGGCGGCACAGCCCGCACCGTTCCCGACCGACCCCGGAAAACTCCGCTTTGTGGAAAATCTCGGCGGCAGTACCGGAGCCGAACTTGTCGAGGACGCACAGGGGAACCGTTTCGTCCGGAAGACCGGCAACTCTCCCGAACATCTCCGCAACGAATGCGCTGTAGATGAATTCTACCGCGCGTCCGGCGTGAACGTTCCGGAGTGTAAACTCTACGAGACGAAGAAAGGCCCCGTCAAACTCTCCCGCTACCTCGGCGATACGGAATCTCTGGATAAATGGTGGCGCAAGGCCTCAAAGGAAGAGCGCGAGGCCATGAAAGAAAAGCTCCGCAAGGGATTTGACGTCGACGTGATCTCCGGAAATTGGGATGTTGTCGGCATGAACCGCGACAACATTCTCATCAAGGACGGCGAGCCGTGGCGAATCGACAACGGCGGCGCGTTCGGCTTCCGCGCCCAGGGCGCACAGAAGAAGCCGGAGGAATGGAAAGCCGGTTGGCCGGACGATCTCTGGTCCATGCGAACGAGCGCCTATAACAAGGAACTTTTCGGCGGCGTCGACACCCTCGATCTCTGCAACAGCATAAGCAAACGCGACTGGTCGAAAGCCCTTGAAAAAATCCCGGAAGAGGAACGGAAGGTCGTCGAAAAACGCCTCGCGGAGGTCAAACAGCTTGCCGACCGTGGGAACGACTTCAAGGACAACACGAAGTACAAGCCGGAATCCATCGAGACCATCCTCAAAGCGTCCTATGATTACAGCAAGGCGGGCCTACGGGAAAAGGTCCCGCACGAGATCAAGGCAGAGCCGCACAGCAACACCCCGAACGAGAGAGACGGTTTCGGGTGGTTCCGTTCAACGTCGTTGAGCCCGACCGCACAAGCCAACAAGGATTTCAACCAGTACGTCCAAAAGGCTTTCACGGAAGCCGCAGACGAATTGAAAAAACCGAATCCGGACAAGACCAAACTCCGCGACGCATACGGAGCCGAAGACATCTTGAAAAAAGAGGCTCAAAACGGAAGCGCCGGGGCGAAATACTATCTTGAACAGCTCGAACGATTCAGAGAGGCGGAAAAGACTGGAAAACCGCTGAAAGGCGACGTGTACGGAGGCGTTTATGTCAAAACGAACACGGACCCCGAACAGCACAACAGCTTTATTTCGTACATCAACGACACCATCGGAAGGCAGAGCGTCAAATACAACGGCCAAGACATCCCATTGGACCCGAACTTTATCCGGAAAGCACAGGCGGACCAGGCGGGGAACAGTTTCGCGCACGATTCATGCAAAATGAAAATGGTCCGTCTGAACGCACAGGGCATCAAGCCAGACGACGCGGACCAGTCATATTTCACCGGCATATCAGATTATCAAACCAAGAATTGGGCGGACGCCAAGAAATACTACGAAGACCACCCGGACGAACTCGCCCGCGATACCGAGACCTATCTCCGCTATCAGTCCGCCGTACAGATAGCCCTTGAAAACACGAATTTCGAGGGGAAAGATCCTGCTACCCGTTCTATCCTTCTCGGACGCACGGAGGATGATAACGTTATGGCAAACAGCAAGGTCGGTCACGAGATGCAGGCCAAGCACGGCGTGAACGAAAGCCACGGCATTTTCCAGACGGTGGTTGTCGAAGGAAGCAACCTTACCGTCACCCGCGTACCGTATTCCCGCATCAGCGGGATTTACTTCGCGGAACGGAAGCCGGGCACGAACAGGGCCGGATTCTGCGGCAACGATGAAAACGAATTCACCGCCGACACGTCCGGGCTGAAAACGATGTATGTCAAGGAACATGTAGGGTCCGGAGAGAACATGAAACCGTACCGCGAAACCTACATCAAATGGGAAAAGGACGGCTACCCGTGATACACCAAATAAACCGAGCGGAAACTAAATCCATTTGCATTTTTCAGAAATCATGCTATATTATATTATCTTGCTTTCTATGCAGGAGAAAAAACCACAATGAAAACCACAAGGAGGCCTGAACATGCAGACATGGAAATACTATGAACGCATGGAAAGACAGAATCCCGTCTGCGAGGATGCGGGCGCGATTCTGCGAATCATTCCAAACTTCCCGGCTGTGCAATACACATATTCCCACATCCTCGAAATCGAAACGGAGGACGGGCGGTTTGCCTGCGATACGAAATATCCGTTCGTCAAATATGGCGGCTACTGCGCCTTTTGTCCGTTAGGAGAAAACCCCAAGGAACCGGACGAATTTGTTCAACTGCGGGGAATCAAGGACGGGGAAACCGTGGATGTCAGGCCGGGCCGGGCGTACCTGATAGGAAGCGATTTTCTAAACCCGATTACCACCGACCCGCGAATCCTCTGTATCATGCACAGGGCACACCACAAACTCGGCGCTCATCCAACGGAGAAACAGATTCTCGAATTCTGCAAGCACATCCCCGACAGGAAAGAGGCCGTCGCGTACCTGAAAACGATTCATGCACAGATGACATGTCTCCCGGAGGATGACATGTACAAGAAAATCGAAAGCGAGGAAAGGAAATAACCCATGTGGATTTTTTGTAAACTCGGATTTTTTTCTGCCGTACAGCACCGGGAACATCCCGAAAACCTTCTCATCCGCGCCCGTTTCAAGGGCGATCTCGAACGGCTTCTAAACGCCATGACCCCGGAAGAATACGCCCTTTGCGGGCGGCCCTCTGTTTCCTTCACCCCTGATGCGGATTATCGGTATCGGGTGGAGATTCGGAAAGTCGTGTTTGCCGAACTCATCCGGGAGCAGGCCGAGGAAATCGACTATGACAACTTCAAGAACGCCGCACACGACGGAACCGTCCGGGACGGGGCCTATATGGACGTCTGGCGTGCATTATGGGCCGCCCAGAACTTCGGGAAGAACCGGGCAAAGGTGCTTTAAGCTCAAAACAGACAAAAAAGCACAAAAATATACCAAGACAAGCCGCCTCCGGGGGAAATCTCCGGAGGCTTTTTTTCACTGGCGGCTTGAAAACGTGATTTTTTGATGTATAGTATTGATGTACCTCTCCTTGTGGTACATTCTGACCGTTGGTTCGTGGTTGACCCAACGGTCTCTTTTTTTACCTCACTTGATTTGTGGTGTTATTGTGGTGTTATCTACGCCGAAACAGATGTAAATGTTTGTATTACTTTGTCAAAAATTGTAAAGCGCACCGCGTCTTTTTACCCTCGTTTTTATGCTGAAAGTGCCCGGGGCGGGACTCGAACCCGCACGCCATAGGCGACAGATTTTAAGTCTGTGTGTTTAACCTCAATTTTTCGTTTTTTGTGGTGTTGTTGTGGTGTTATCTTGATTTTTCTCCGGATATGATGTATATTTTTGTATAGGTAATATAAACTTTGTACAGGCTTTTTCAATGGCAAAACCGAAAAAAAAATCGAAAAAAGGTCTCGGCTACCTCTATAAGCGCGACGTACACGGGCGCGAACACCCCGCGACAAGCAAGATTCCCGGCGTCTTCTGGCTCGACACAACCGGCGAAGACGGACGGCGGACGCGGCGGCGGCTCGAAGTCGACGGGAATCCCGTCACCGATCTTGAAACCGCGAGGGCAGAGCAAAACCGGCTCCGCGTCCCGTACATCACCGGAACGGAACTTGACGCCCTGCGTGCGGAACTCGGACGGCTCGAAGTGCGGCAGGCGGCGGAAGAGGACGACGCGGACCCGCCGCTGACACTGGACGACGCCTGGGACGCGTTCGAGAGCGCCGCGAACCGGCCCGAATGCGGGGCTGATACCATGAGGCAACACCGGAGCAACTGGCGCGATCTCGCCGCGTGGCTCCGCGCGAAATCGCCCGAAGCGCGGTATCTGCGGGAGATCACCGAGACGGTCGCCGGGCAGTACATGACGGATTTCGGTCGGCAGGCGATCAGCGCCAACACCTACAACAAGCGCATCGGCTTCTTCAAGATGTTTTTCCGCGTCCTGGGGAAACAGGCGCGGATTCAGACGAACCCGTTTTCGGAAATCTCCCGCCGCCGGATGCAACAGCACAGCCGCCGCGATCTCACGTTTCCGGAAGCCCGCGCCGTCCTGCTCCAATCCTCCGGAGAGATGAAACGCCTCTTCTGGTTAGGCTATTTCACCGGCCTGCGTCTCGGAGACTGCTGTACCCTGCGGTGGGCGGAGGTCGATCTCGCCGCAGAGGTCATCCGCCGCGTCCCGCGCAAAACGAGCGCGCACGGGAAACACGTGGTCGTCGGCATCCCCGCGACGCTTCTCCGGATGCTCGCGGAAGTCGAACCGAAGACCGGCTACGTCTGCCCGACCTACGCGGAACGCTACCTCAAATCACGCACGGAGCAGACGAACATTTCCCGCGAGATTCAGGCGTTTTTCATCCGATGCGGCATAGAGACGAAAGCGGAGGTCGGCAACCGCCGCCGGGCGGTGGTCGTCGGCTTTCACAGCCTGCGGCACACCTACGCCTCGATACACGCGGAGAGCGGCACGCCCCAGGCTTTGATACAGGAAAACATGGGCCATTCGAGCCCCGGCATGACCGAGCATTACGAGCACATTTCCGAAGAGACGGCGCGGAGAGTGGCCGCCGCCCTCGATCTGCCTCAAATCGCGGAAGACGGCGGCACGCGGGCCGAACTGCTCCGAATCGTGCAGACGGCAAGCGAGGATGAACTCGCCCGCCTGCTCGAAATCTGGCGCGGCCTCAAAGCCAACTCAATAACAGACCACCTCGTATGAGATCACGGGGAAAAAGCCCGTGAACATCGTCCGGATGTCTTCGAGTTTGCCGGTCAGCTTCTTTTCGCCCGTGTCGAGCTCGAACGTCCGCCCGGTCGCGCGGTACATCCCGAACACGATCTCCTTCCCCGCAGTCACCGCGAGGACGGGCCGCCCGTTCTTCGGCTTCGCCTCGGAACTCGCGAACAGCCGGGCATTCTTCGGCACGCCCGCCGAGGCCGTTTTCAGGACGTGGCAGAACAGCCCGCCGACGCCCGCGACCTTCGGGCAGTATTCGACGCATCCGAGGTTTTCCTCGCGGGCGAACTGTTCGATGCCGACGACCGGAGCGTAGCTGATGAGGTCGCCCGCTTTCAGCTCCGGAATGTGTACGAGCACGTCGAACAGGTTCTTTTTCTTCTCGGTCAGGCTCGAATATTCCGGCCTGCCGCCGCCCGTTACATAGATTCGTTCCTGGGGCAGATACTTCCGGATTCGGACGAAAAGTTTCTCCCAGTTTTTGTCCGTGATGCCACATCCCGGCATGTGCCATTTCACCATAGCGGTTTCCGAAACGCCGAGCTCGGCGGCAAGAATTTTCTGCGTGATCTTCCGCTCCGCGATGTATTTTGATATTGCATCCGCGATGTTTTTGTCTACCCTCATATCAGCGTACCTCCTTGATTGTTTTCAGCACGGCCTGAAGCGCGTCCGGCGCGATGTCAAGCCCGATCACAGCCTCGATTATGCGAAGCCGCAGAGACGATTCCGAGGCGTTCACCGTCCCGCTGTTCAACCCGACCACGCCGTTCACCGTGCCCGTGTTCGTCGCGTTCACCCCGTCCCCGTTCAAGTACACCACCATGCGCGGGAACATCTTTTCGAGCGTGGCGACCGTAAGCCCGGAGACGGGGCATTTGTCCCGTAAAATCTTATTCAAATATGAGCGTGACACGCCGAGTTTTCCGGCGACTTCCTCTTGTTTTCCGCGTCGCCCTTCGCATAGTCGGCGGAGTTCTTCGCGGATTAAGGATTCGATGTTTTGTTCCACAGATTTTCTCCTTTCTTGTAGTTTACCGGATTACCTAACATAGCACAAAATCAAGAAAATTCAAAAAAAATCAAGAAAAATTAAAAAATCGACTTGCATTTGTTCAAATGTGCGCTATATTAGTTCATGTAATCTCAAACGAAAGGAGGTCCGATGAAGCGGGCAAACAAGAAACAGTACCAGTACAAGGTACATCAAATCGCGCTGAACTGCACGGCGGACGAATTGAGGCTGTTCAACAGCATCAAGGAACACCACCAGAGAAAAACGGACAGCGACTGTCTCCGTTTCCTGATTCGTCAGGAAGCCGAAAAAATTTTCAGAAAAACTGCTCATGTAAGAACAAACACGGGAGCGTGAGAAAATGTTGGAATCCACCATCGCCACAATCAGGATGCTTGCCGAAGCTGACCCGGAGACGGACGCGGAAACGGTCTCCCGCATCGTGGCGGCCTGCAAGCCGCAGAGGAAGCGCCGCGACCTCATCAATGCGAAAGAGGCGTGTTCCATTCTCGGCCTCGGCTCCCGCATGACGCTGTACAACTGGATGAAGCGGGGCATCGTCCATCCCATCCGGTTCACGGCCCGCAAGGTCCGGTACGACAGATACGAAATCGAATCCATCGCCACCAACGGCGTATCATAACCAAACCACAAGGAAAGGAAGTTCAAGATGAACGAGACCACAACCACCACCGCAACCACAACGAAACCCGTCACCGCCGCGAAACCCGCCGCCGAAGCGAAGGCCGCGAACGTTCCGGCCACCGTTCCGGAGATGAAGCTCCAGGTCAGCGAAAAGATCATCGCGGCGCTCGACAACGCGACCGAGCAGGGCATCCTCGCCCAGACGATGAGCTCGCAGTTCAAAAAGATGTTCTGCCTCGGCGCGTGCATCAAGGAGCTGAAAGACCTGCTCACGCCCACAGTCATGGAGCCGATCATGGCCTTGCAGAACACGGCAATCGGATTTATGACCGATCAGGCGAAGACGGGCGGCTACGACATCGAGACGGTCCGGAACGCGATCATCGAGGCGGCAGTGAACGGCGTTTCGGTGTGCGGAAACGAATTCAACATCATTTCCTCGCGCTTCTACCTCACGAAGAACGGATTGAAGCGGAAACTCCGCGAGATTCCCGGTCTCTCGAAGAACGTCACGCCGGGCCTCCCGAAAATCTCGACGGACGGACAGGGCGCGGCGGTCGTGATGCACATCGAGTGGACGTATCAGGGGAAAACCCAGGTGAAGGACATCCCGTTCGCGGTCCGCGTGAATAAAGGCATGGGGGCGGACGGCATCATCGGGAAAGCGACGCGCAAGGCGTATGCGTGGCTGTACGAAGAGGTGACGGGTAATAGCGTGAGCGAGGGCGACGTCACCGACGACGCTCCTATTACGACGACGGCCCGCGAGATCAGCCCGCTTGAAGCGGAACCGGAAAAGGCGAAGGACCCGGCCACGCCTGCGGCTCCCGCTCCCGCGCCGACGCCCGCACCGAACGCGCCCGCGTTTGTCGACGGCGAGCTCGACATGTAAGGCGAACGCCTCGCCTGATACAGTGCGCGGCTCCGTCCGCGCACGAACCAAAAACCACACACAAGGAGATACAATGAACGAGAATATTCTCGACGCGATTCTGACGGCGGCATTTTTCGGCATACCCGCCGTTTTCACGGTGATCTTCACCACCATGCTCATCATCGAAGATTTCGGAAAGGAGAGCCCCAATGATTGATACGAACGAACCGGTCGTCGTCGACGCGGAAGTCCTCCCGGCGAGCGTCCACCATCCGTTTTCCCCGTCCCGCCTGCAAATGCTGAAAGAGTGTCCCGGCGCGGCGCGGATGCAGTACGGCCTTGAAGAGGTCCGGACGCCCGAAGCGGAAGAGGGTACGATGTTGCACGAGCGCATTGTGACGCGCGATCTGGGCGGCCTCAACACCGAACAGGAAAGCCTTGTCTGCAAGTGCATCGAATTCCTCGAAAGCAAGAAGACCGAGGACCTGAAAGAATGCCTGCAAGAGGTCAGGCTCACCATCCGCGACGGCGAAAACGTCCTGACCTACGGCACGGCGGACGTCGTGTTGCTGTACGAGGACTTCGCCCGTGTCATCGACTGGAAATTCGGGCGGAATCCCGTCACGGACGCGAACCGGAATCTCCAACTCGCGGCCTACGCCCTGGGCGTGATGCAGAAATACGGCGTGTCCTCGGTGGAGGTCATCGTGTATCAGCCGCGCATCTACGCGGTCACGGCGTACACCTTCACGAAGCCGGACAACATCCGGAAGAACATCGCCCGCGTCATCGAAGCGGCGAAGAACACCGAATATCTCATCCTCCATGCGGGCGAGGCCTGCCGGTACTGCCTGGCGAAAGCCAAGTGTCCGGCGTTCCGCGACCATTTCGAGGCGCTGACCGTTTCGCAGTCTCCCGCGCTCGACAATCCGGACGTCCTTCTCGAATACTTCGAGAAAAGCAGACAGGCGGAACGTTTCATCAAGGAAATCGACGAAGCGTTCAAGCGGTACATCGAGGAAAACGGAAGCCTCGGCGGGTGGCGGTTCAAAGAGAAGCCCGGCAACAGAGAGATCAAGGACGTTTCGGGCCTCTATCAGCGCATCGCGTATCTTGTCACGCCCGGCGAACTCTCGGCGGCCTGCAAACTGTCTGTGACCGGCGTTCTCGACATCATGGTCGAGAAATACCTCACCATCGCCAAGGCCGAAGGAATCAAACTCACGAAGACCGACGCCAAGAAAAAGGCGGAACAGGAACTCGGCGATCTGATTCAGCGCGGCAAACCGACGCGGACGCTCGTTAAGGAGTAATGCAGAATGGGCGGATGGATAAAACTTCACCGCGACATCCTGTCCTGGGAATGGTGGGATGAGCCTGTCATGGTACGGGCTTTTCTCACTATTCTCATGCTTTGCAATTCCGAAGATCAAAAATGGCACGGCCAGACGGTGAAAGCCGGTTCGTTCGTGACATCGCGGGCCAAACTTGCCGCCGTCTTGAAACTGACGGAAAAGCAGACGCGGACGGTGCTTTCACGGCTGAAAGAAACCGGCGAAATCACCGTGAGCTCAAACAATCATTTCACGTTGATTTTCGTCAATAATTGGGCCAACTACCAAGAGACAAAAGACACACAAAACGGCCAGCCGGAACAACTTGAAAATCAAGACAATAACGGCGATTTTCAAGAAACGAGGTCCGACAAAGGGCCAACCAAGGGCCAACATGAGGGCCGACAAAAGGCCGACAAAGGGCCGACAAAGGGCCACAAACAAGAACTAAAAGAAATATATTCCCCCCAGAATACTAACGTATTCTTGCCCCCCAATGGGGAACCGGCGAAAGCGAAGAAGAAAGTATTCGTGAAGCCGACGGTGGAAGAGGTGGCGGCGTATTGCAGGGAGCGCGGAAACAGCATCAACCCGCAGGCATTTGTAAGCCATTATGAGGCGAACGGGTGGGTATGCGGGAAAGCGAAAGCGCCGATGCGCGACTGGAAAGCGGCGGTCCGTCTCTGGGAGACCTACGACAAGAAACAATCAACCAACAGTCCCGCGAACCATGCGAGTTTCGACTATGCTCCGGACGAAAGCGGGACGGATGAAAGCAAGTGGTTTCAATGAAAAGCCTGAAAGACTGCATCCCGACGCTCGAACGGCTGAAAGTCCGTGGGATGAAAACGAGCATGGCGAAAGCGACCGCCGAGAATATCGCGGTGATGAATCAGAGCCTCGCGGAGGCGGGGTACACCGACGCGAACCCGAAAGTGTATGAAGTCATCCGGCGATACGGGGCGCTTCTTCTCGACGGGACGGCTGAAAAGGGGCTGTTCCTGAAAGGGGAATGCGGCATCGGGAAAACCTACGGATGCGAAGTCCTGGCGTATCTGTTTGACATGCCGGTGTTCACTCCGGAGGATTTCGCCGCCGACTTCAAGGAATGCGAGGGCAACCTTCACGATCTCGAAAAACAGATCATCACAGGCGGCGACTTCTTCGAGCGTCCGCAAAACATCGTAATCGACGAAATCGGGAGCAAGGACACGGTGAAATGCTTCGGGGAGGCCGAAAACATCATGGAAACGGTCCTTGACATGCGGTATCGCGCCTATCTGCGGTACGGCGTCTTAACGGTCGTCACGACGAACCTCACGGACAAGGAAATCCGCGAGCGGTACGGACGGCGCATCGAGGACCGGATTCAAGAAATGTTCTATGTCTGCCGCGTGACGGGAAAAAGTCTCCGTAGCAGATAACCCACACAAAACCAACAAACAACCAAGAAAGGACCCACCGCATGAACCAAAACCAACAGGCCGCGCCGAGGAAACGGAGGTACGGCAAAGACGAATTCGCCGCATTTACGACGAAGAAACTCATCCGAGCATTCGAGCTGAACATCGACACCGGATGTTTCCGCGACCGCGAAACGCTCGTTAGTCTGTTCCGTCTCTGGGGCATCGACCCGGCGCAGGTAGCGCGGAGCACGGAGACGGGGAAACACAGACACCTGTCCGGGCTCAACTTTCAGTACATCGAGGGCATCGCGAAATACGAGCCTCGAATCGTAACGACATGACGGTCAGAATGTACGAACACACAAGGAGACAACCACACATGAGAACGACACGCGAAAAACTGGAAAGAAAACTGGAAAAACGGCAGGAATGGGCGGAAAAGGCCCGCGCGAAAGGGGCGGCGGAATTCGCCGCCGCCGACAAAGCGGTCGAAGGGATTCCGTTCGGTCAGCCTATCATGGTAGGGCATCACAGCGAGAAGACGCACCGCCGGGCAATCGAGCGAGCCCAGGGGCACAGCGACAACGCGGTTGAAGCCTACCGGAACGCGGAGTACCACGAAGACCGGGCTCGCGGCCTCGAACGGCGTCTCGAAACGACGATCTTTTCGGACGATGAGGACGCGGTGGAGCGTCTGGAGGAACGCATCGGAACGCGCCGCGACTTGCAGGAAAAGTACCGGACGATCAACAAGATCATCCGGACGAAGCATCTCACGGATGAGGAAAAGCGACAGCAGATTTCCGCGACGGGCATCATCAGCGCGGAGCGTGCCGCCGAAATGGTGGCCGCCGGTCATGGCATCCCGGCATACGCGCTGACGAACAACAACGGGGAAATCCGTCGTCTGGAACAGCGGGTCGCGGAGATCAAGCGCCGTGCGGCGCGGCAGGCGGAAGCGGAGCAGGCCGGAGGGGTGGCGGTGAAGATCATCGGCGACTACGTGGCGGTGACGTTTGCGGAGAAGCCGGAGTATTCGATCATCCGGGCCCTGAAAGAAACGGGCTTTTATTTCTCCGGCGGCACGTGGCGTGGTCTGAAATCCTGCCTGCCGGAGTGCGTCCGCGATCTTCTCCCCGCGGAAACAGCCGCGGAAATCGCCGCGGCGGGAATGGAGCAACAGGCATGAGCAGTGTCCGGCTCCGTCAAGATCAAATCGACCGTCTCCGTGCCTCCGGCATGGGGGCGGCGATCATCCGTCACGCGGTGATGCGGTATCGTCGGGGCGACTTTGTAATAGGAGCGCAAGAGAAGCCGCGCGACAAGCAAAACATATTACGCGTTTTCGCGATCTGGAAGAAGCCGAAAGGGATTGAAGACTGGCAACTGCGGGAAATCCTGGACTGTCATTTCGCGAAGAAGGACGCGATCTTACAGGCACGTCTCCGGAAGGAAATGGAGGCGGTGGAACGCGAGATCAACGAAACGCTCGCGCTGATGCAGAAGCGCGGGTACATCCTGGAACAGGAGGCAGACGATGAGACATGATGCAATCCTGCGAAAAGCCCTTTCCGGCGCGGTCCGCGCCCTGGAACGCATCATCGCAGGGGGAGAGGCGGCAACGGCGGCGGAAACGGCCCTGGAGGCGGCAAAAACGGCATTGGAGCGGACGGTGGAGCCGGAACATGTGACGATCAGGCTCCGCGTCCTTCGCGTGCCGACGTGGACGGTCCGGTACAGCCAGACAAAGGGGCACGAGGGGAACATCGTGCAAACGGTTTATTCCGCGTCCGGAAAGCCCGTCTGCCGCGTGATACCTGGGAAGACGGAGACGGACACGGAGAACCGCGTACAGATGCTTGCCGCCGCGCCGGAGATGCTTTCCGCGCTTGTCGACGCGTGCGGGCAGATGCGGGCCTCCGGTCTCTGTTATTTCCCGACGTGCGAATCCTGCCGCATCGGAGCGGTCCTTTCGCGGTTCAAATTTCAGAAAATCGGCTTTAAAAACTAAATTTTGCGGGAAAATAAAAGAAATATGCTTGAATTTACTGGATTTACCGTTATATTAGCGCATAGAGTTATATTAAACCGCGCACAAGGACCAACGGTAGAATGCAACCTGAAACCACGATGGAAAACGACTGCCCGTCATGCTACGGGAAAGCCGAATTCTGGGGAAAACTCCCGGCGTGTTCGTCGTGCGAATTTTTCGAGAGTTGCAAGTGGTATATCGACAATCCCGACCCGTCTCCCGGTTGGGAAAGGTCCTCGACGGAGCATTTCACGTCTTTTGAGGCGATCCAGTATTCCGAGGAAGTGGCGGACATTCCCGCTCCGGAGGAATCGGACGAACCGTCTCCGGACGACGATTCCAACGAGCCGGTATTTTCGGCAAACGACATGCGGTATCTGCTTGAATTTCTGCTCCGGGACGTGGACGATTATTCGCTCGCCATCGTCGAATGTGCGCTCCGGTCGGACTGCACCTCCGCCGCCGATCTCGCCCGTGCTTTCAAGGTCTCCCGTGAAGCGATGCACCGGAAACTTATCGACACATGCGCGGCCTATCCGCAACTGGCGACGGTCCTCCGGTGTGTCCTGCACCGATGCGCCCGTCTGGCGAAACCCGAAACACGAGAAACCATAGCCGGGCGACGTGTCCGGCTTCAACCCGACAAGAATCAAATGGAGTTCAATTTCAATGGCTGATTTCAATTTAACCGTCCTCATTGGCCGCCTGACCGACGAACCGGCGCTCCGCTATACGACGAACGGAACGCCCTGCGCGGAGTTTTCCGTGGCGGTCAACCGGAAGTCCGGCGGCGACCGTCAAGAAACGTTGTTTCTTGGGTGTGTGGCATGGGGCAAGACGGCGGAGAACATTTCGCGGTATCTGCAAAAGGGCGCGTCGTGCCTCGTTCGCGGCTTTCTGCGTCAGGAATCATGGCAGGGCCGCGACGGCGTGAAGCGTTCGACGATCAAGCTCATCTGCGAAGAGGTCCAATTCCTGGAACGCCGACAGCAGGACGCACCGTCCGCCCCGCATGCCGCCCCTCCGCCGTCTTCCGCGTCCGGACACCGGTATTCCCGCGCCGACATCCCGGAATCCATGAATCCCGCGCCGCCGTCACAGCCTCCGTCCGCGCCGGACCCGCACATCGAAGACGTGAACGTCGACGACATCCCGTTTTAAGGTGAAACCCGATGCCGAGAAAAAAAGATAAAATTGCAAACAATGAAAACGGCGGACCTCAAACCGCCCAACCTTCCCTCTCGCCTGCGCCCGCCCGCGCACCCGCAGAAAACGAGAAAATCCGCGAGAAAAAGGCGGTGAAACGGCCAGTCCGGACGCCGCGTCTCACGAAGAAACAGGTCCTCGAAGCCTGCGAGGGATGCCTCGGCATACAGGCCAACGTGTACCGCAAACTCGGCATCTCCCGCCGTGCGTTCTTCGACTACCGGAAACGTTGGCCGGAGATTCAGGAAGCCATCGACAAGGAGCTCGAACACGGTCTCGACATCGCGGAGAAGAAGTTGATGGACCTCGTGAAAGCGGGCGATTTCCGCGCCATCACATATCTGCTCGACCGAAAGGGCGCGTCTCGCGGGTGGAATGCGGGCAAACAGCAAATTGAGCTGACATCGCCGCCGGTACAGCCGATCATCTGTTTCCACAACACGCCGCCGGAGAGGTCCAATGAAGACGACCGGGACACCAACCGAGAGACAACAGCTTGATTTCAATCTGAAATACGAGCCGATTTTCAACCGGGAAACCCCGTGCCGCTATTTTATGATAACCGGCGGGCGCGGTTCCGGAAAGTCCTATGCGGTCTCGACCGCCGTGTGTATGGACCAGTCCACCGCGACATACAACACCCTGTACCTCCGCCAGACGCTCGTGTCGGCCCATATCTCGATCATCCCGGAATTCTGGGAGAAGGTCGAATTGTTGAGCCTGACCGACAAATACGACCGGGGGCTCACGGAGATTTCATGCCGTTTCTCGCCGTGGAAAATCTTTTTTCGCGGCATCCAGACATCCAAGGGGAGCAACGAGGCACAGCTAAAATCCATTAAGCGCGTCGGCTCCGTTCTCATCGACGAAGCCCAGGAAGTGACCGATGAGGCGACGTTCGACCGCATCGACTTTTCCCTCCGCGACAAAGGCATCAAAAACCGCGTCTTTTTCTCCCTCAACCCTACGAACACCAAGCATTGGATATACCGGCGATTTTTCAAGGAACGCGGGATTCCGGACGATTTCAACGGGATAGCCGGCGATACATGCTACATCCACACGGACTATCGGGACAACCGCGAAAACCTCGACCCAGATTTCCTCCGGCTCGCGGAAGACTGCCGAAGGAACAACCCCGCGAAGTACCGGAACATCTTTCTCGGATTCTGGGCGGGCGAGGTGGAGGGCGCATTGTGGACCGAAGAAATGATTGATGCCTGGCGTGTGGAATCCGCGCCGCCGGACCTCGACCGGATTGTCGTCGCCGTCGACCCTGCTGTAACCTCGGCGGACGATTCGGACGAAACGGGGATTGTCGTCGCGGGCGTGAAGCGCATACGCGGCGAGGCACACTATTTCATCCTCGCGGACCGCTCGAAGCATTCGAGCCCGCAGACCTGGGGAGCGGCGGTCGTCAACGCCTACCGCGAGTACCACGCCGACCGCGTGGTCGCCGAAGTGAACAACGGCGGCGATCTTGTCGAAATCATGTTGAAAGGATTCGGGGAGCGCATCCCGTATAAAGCCCTGCACGCCTCGCGGGGAAAACTCGTTCGCGCCGAGCCGGTCGCGGCCCTGTATGAGCGCGGCCTCGTTCACCACGTCGGGCGGTTCGGATTGTTGGAGGACCAGATGCGGACGTATCAGGGCCGGGACACCGAGAAAAGCCCGGACCGCATGGACGCCCTCGTGTGGGCGCTGACAGAACTATCGAGCAAACGGGGCTCCGGCTTCATCGCGTAAGTTCACATTGACGGCTCCGGCATAGTAAACCAACCCCAGGAGCGAACCCATGAGCGAAGAAGCCCAAACCGTAACAGAAGCACAGGAAACCGCCGATTTCCTGACAATGACCGTTATTTCGGTGTGTTATGCCGCACACTGCCGTTTCAACGTCAAAAACGGCTGTATCATGCGGAAAAACGAAATCGCCAAAAACGGCCAGTGCATGAACTTTGAAGTCCGCAACGCGGAGCACATCCGGAAAAACCTCGAAGCGCGAGGCCTCCCGCCGGAAGAGATCAAACTCATCATGGCCGAGGTCGAAAAGAAAGAAGAGGCCGAAGATGTTCCTCATTGAACGATTCGCGCACACGCCCGCGACCATGCACAAACAGACCGGAGCGGTCGTTGACGGCCTGCCCGTCTGGACCTCCGAGCCGGTTTCCGTTATGGAGATGCAGAACGCGACGCTCGGCACGGATGAGGCCGGACAGGTGGTATTCGGACACGTTTTCCTCGTGCCTCCGCTTCCCGTCGACCCCGTTCTTCCCCTGCGTCTGACCGTCGGCGGCGAGACCTACGACGTGACCCATGTAAAATACTACCGCAACCTCGCGGGGAAACGCCTCGGCTATCGCTTTGTCGTCGCGGGAGGCTGATATGGCTATCCGAACGAAATTCCGCTTCTCCACCCGCGATCTCGGCGCGGGATGCAACAGATGCCTCATGCAACACAAACAGCAGGCGATCAAGGCGATGCGGGCTATCCGCGACACCCTCATCCGCGAGACGCGAAAGCGCGTTCCGTTCCGCGAGGGCACGCTTCATATCAGCATCACCGGCGACGTCGAAGAGTACGAGAAATCCCTCGCGGCGACCGTGTATGTGCCGGTGAACGCCCCGAACAAAGTCTCCGGAGAGGACCAGAGCATGTCCTATGCCGTGTGGATGCACGAGGGCGAATATAACCTCGGTCCCGGCTCGGTGGCGCATCAGGCGAGGACCGGAGAGAAGGTCGGGCCGAAGTACATCACGCGGGCCATCACCGAAAGCAGTCAACAGATCATCGACCACCTCACAAAGGCTATGAAACTATGAATTTTCTGGAACTCGAACGCGATCTCACCGCCTACGTCGCCGAAAAAATCGGCCTCACCGTAGACACCGACATCTTCCGGGGGCAGATTCCCGATTCCGCCGCATACGGGGCCGCCGTCCGGATTACCGGCTTTCCCGAAAACAACGACTATTCCCAGGACCTCGTAATGTTTCAGGTCTACGGGAAATACGCCACGCGGGATGAGGCCTGGAGCCTCGCCTGCAAATGCGCCGGGCTCGCTCCGATCTACGGCGAGAAGACCGAACACCACGTCCTGGCATTCATCCAGAACGAGGGCGGCATGAACGCGCCCGTCCTCATCGAGGACAAAGGCCGCCGCGCACAGTTCGTTTCGGTGAACTTCACAGCCGCCGTATTGACGCGCTCGGCATAAGCGAAACACCATAACCAAAAGGAGACTACAAAATGTCAAACCTGACCGCACAGGAAATCGAGACCCTGATTTCCAAAATCAAGAAGTTCCCCTACCTTGTCTCCGTCGGCGACGTTTCGCTCGGCCCGCTCGCCGGAGCCCCCACCGTCGCGCCGGATGTCGAAACCTCGGACGTCACCCTCTACGAAACCGAGGGCGAAATCGAGGCAAAGTATCTGACGAAGAACTCCGTCACGCTCACCATCCGGACGCGCAACGTCGACGCCGCCATGTCCCTTATCGGCGCGATCAAGAAAGGTGACAACCTCTACGCGTCCTCCAGAAAGAAGACAATCACGATGGTTCCGATCACCGGCGGCACGGAGGCGACCATCACGTTTGACAACGCCTATCTCAACCCCGGCCTCGACTTCGCGCCCGGCGAGAACAAGGACCCGAACGTTGTCAATCTTACCTACGAATGCAAGGCGGACCCGACGCGCGGCACGCCGTTTATCTACGGCGGCACGGTCTCTGTTTCCGGGTCCACCGTCTGATTCCGCCCCCTCTCACCATATCCCGCTCCGGGGGCCGTCCCAAGGTGTTCTCATCCACTGCGGGACGGTTTTTTTGTGCCCGTATTGACGAAACCGGCATTGATAACCAACAACCACAAACAGGATGAGGTGTTACAATGTCTATCATGTTCCCGGAGCTCACGAAAACCACCGTACATGTCGGTCTCGGTGACGGCAAATGGTGTGAGGTCAAAATGCTTAACCTCGCACAGTTCAACGAGTTTCAGAAATTGCAGGCGGACCTTGCCGCACTCGGCGAAAAGCTGACGACGAACGAAGAGCGGGTAAAGGCAATTATGGACGCCCGCAAAAAACTCGGAACGCTCGCCTGCTCGGTCATGCCGCCCGAATTACACGAACGCGTCCAGATGTTGGGGTACAAGGAGCTTTCATCGCTCGTTGATGCCCTCTGCACCGGCAAGGACGACAGCGAAAAGGACGACCCCGAAAAAAAAGTCGTATTCAAAAGTCAGGCGGTCGGCCCGTGAACGTTCGCGTCGACTTCGAGTATATCGCCCTCACCATCTGCGCCGTGTTCGGGTGGACGCTTCAACAGGTCTTCGCCCTGACATGGCCGCAGTTCGAGAAGATTTCATTCGAGGTTGAAAGCCTGCAATTCGCGCGGGCGAAAAACGAGGTGTATTTCGGAATCTGCGCCGCGCTCGGCGGCGGCAAGTCACAGGAAAACCTGATGCACGCCGCCGGGTCCTTTGTGACGGAGGAAGAACCTGAACTCGAATTTACCGAGGAAGAACTCCGCATGGCCGAGGAACGCATGGCAGAGGAACTGCGGAAACGCAAAGAGAAGGAGAAAAAAGACGATGTTTAATCTCGGTCAAATCGGCGCGGCGGTCACGCTCGACGACAGCGAATTCGTGAAGACGCTCGGCGGCCTCGAAAAGAAGACGTCAACCGTCCTGAAAAAGGTCGGCAGTATCGCCCTTGCCTACTTCGGGCTGAATTCCCTCCAGAAGTTCGCGGAGGATTCCGTCCGGGCGTACATCCGGCAGGAAAACGCCGTCGACGGCCTCAACCGAGCCCTGCGGAAACTCGGACAGGGCAGTTATTCAAAGCAACTCCAGGACGTCGCGTCGTCCTTGCAGAAGATCACGACCAACGGCGACGAAGCCACGTTGGAGGTGATGACGCTCGGCCTGAACATGGGTATCGCCGCCGACAAAATGGAGACGGCCACAAAGGCCGCTATGGGCCTTGCCGCGAAATACAGTCAGAAGCTCGACATGCGGACGGCTATGGAACTCATCGCCAAGGCCGCCAACGGCAACACCGCCCGCCTGAAAATGTTCGGCATCCAGATTGACGAATCGAAGTCAAAGGTGGAGAAATTCAATGAACTCTTGAAGCAGGGCGAGGACGCGTTCCCGCTCGCCACCGCCAAGACGTTCGGCCAACACCTGATACAGCTTCAGAACGCATGGGCGGACCTACAGGAACAGGTCGGCAATTTTATTGTGATGCTGTTCGATCTCGGAGACACACAGAAAGGCGTCCTCAACATGATTAACGAGGCCACCGACTGGCTCAAAGAGAACGTCGAAACGCTCGTTTTTGAAATCAAGTATGTGTATTCCTACTTCGAGGCGGGCGTCAAGAGCGCCTACGCGATCTTCGAGCCGATCATCCTCTACGTCTGGCGGTCCGTGAAAGATTTGGTGAACAACGTCGTCGCCCTGGGACAATGGGCGTTCGACAACGCGGACAAGATATGGGATGCCCTGCCGGACCTTTTCTGGGCGCACCTGAAAGACATTTACGAAGCGTGGAAAAAGACGTTCGACATGATCTTGAATCTCGCCGTCAATTTCGGCAAGGCAGTATGGCAGGCAATTCGCCACGGGAGCCTCGACGGATTCAGTCAGCTATGGGACGAACTTCAAAAGGACTTCATGGAAACCATGTCCGCAAGCATGGAAAACAAGGTGAAGGTCCTTATGGACGCGGGCGTTACCGAGATTCCGGAGATGCAGAAAACGGCATTCATCAGCGATGTTGTCGACATGTACAAACAGCTCCCCAACCGGCTTGACGGCGTGTATCGCGAAATGGGACAGAAGCAGGCCGGATATGTCGACGAATACTATAAGCGCCTTGAAGAGAAGCGGAAAAAGGCCAAGGACGAAGACGCCGAGATCACGGCGAATCCCGCAGAGGCGACCAAGAACAACGTCGCCGGTTCGTTCTCCGCCGCCGTCCTTGCCGGGCTGTTCGGCGTCGGTTCTCCGGAAAAGGAGACGGCCAAGAACACAAAGCGAATGGTCGCGCTCCAGGAAGAAACCAACCGCGAGCTCAAAAAGAAGAAAACCGAAAAATACACCAGTTGAGGCTAACAATGGGAATGGAAGTCAAACGCACCACCGACGGCTCCGAGACATGGAACAAATGGGGCAGATGCACCGCCGCAGAGATCAAATATCTTGTGCTCAACATCACGTCCAAGCGGGCGGCAATCCTCGCGGTCATCAAGGCCGCGCCCTCTGCCTACGGCGAATCAAACGAACTGCCCTTGAAAGAGTTCCGGTTCGACGGCTACGAGGGCGAGGGCAACGTCAAAGTGACCGCCGTTTACGGCTCCGAGGAATCGGGCGACGACACCTCCGAGGAAACGGAGGAATCAACCTCTATGTCCTTTGACTGCGGCTCCGGTACAAAGCACATGACGCACGCGCTTTCCCAGAAAAAGGTGTGGCCTCCGAACAGTCAGGACGACGCGGACGGCGGTATCGGGTGGAACGGAAAGTCAGGCTCCGAGGCCGAGTTTGCGGGCGTCGACATCCCGACGGCTGACATGCGCGAGGTGTGGACGAAGTACGTCAAGGCATCCCGCCTGACGACCGACTATAAGCGCCTCTGCATGGAGATGTACGGCAAGGTCAACAATAAGCCGTTCAAGGGGTGGGAGGCCGGAGAGGTGATGTTCCTCGGCGCGAACTTCACCTCCACCGTCGGCGACAGCCGCGAATTGGTCCCCGTGACCTACAATTTCCGCATCAGCGCGAACGAGAAAAACGCCAAGGTCGCCGGGAAGAACATCGGCAGTAAAAATGGGTGGGAATACGTCTGGGCGCGGTCCAAGACGGAAAACGACCCGAACACCAACACCCCGAAGGTCGTCACAGAGGGCATCTATAAATCCGAAGTCATCGAGTATGCCGATTTCTCGCGGCTCGGCATTTGAGAAAAGGAGATCAGCATGGGTATTTATCCAGATGTAACGCCCGGTCAATCGGTCCAACATTCCGCCCGGCGCGAAAACGAGATCAACGCTTTGCTCAAAGCCGCGAATCCGCCATCGGAAGGGCGCAATTTCGCGCGGTCGCCGCAATCCGTGATAATCCAGGCGTACAACGCCACAACTGCCGCCATATCGCCCGGACGGGCCGTCCAAATTGATATTACCGGCTCCCTGTCCGGTGACGCTTTCCCCGCCGTCGCGTTCGATGAGGAAGACACGGACGCGCCTTTCGGCGTGTTCTCCGTCGCCGTCGCCAAAAATGGCATCGCCCCGCTGATTCTTTCCGGTCCCGCGTCCGTCGTGATCTCCGGCTCGACCGGCGGCTATGCCAAGCCCCTTGAAGACGGCACGTTCGAGCGCGGCAACGAGGGCGTCCGCATCCTGCACCTCTCCGGAGGCACAAATGCAATCGTCCTGCTCGGCGACTACAAGAAGAACGTCTACGAGGCGGGCGAGGGCATCAACAGCGACGACATCACGGGCGGGACAATCTCGCTGAACCTAATCGGCGTCGGCGGCTGTACCGTTTCCCCGGTCGTCGGCTCCACCAACGGACAGATGCAGGTCTATTGCTCCGGCTCGACCGGCGGCGGAGGTGGCGGCGGAGACGGTTTAGACTACCCGCCCTATTCCGCCCTGTGCCTCGGAAGTACATACGGCCTGGCTCCGGAGTATGGTTTGGGCCATACGTTTATTCTTCCCGTCAAGGCGGGGGCCGTCGGCTTCTACGACGACGGCGGCGGCGCTATCGGAATGTGGACCAACATCGACGGCTCGACCTCTCAATACATCGAGAATCAGGCGGGCTCGGAGAGTGCCCCATACACGGCTCCGGAGGACGGATGGTTAAGAATTTCCGTTGTAGATCAGGGATTAGCGCCCGGAAAGTGTTTGAGTTTCTTTTCCTCGACCGGCGGATTCCCGATCTACAAATACGGGTCTTTCGGCGGGAGCACCGTCACGCCATACGCCTATACCGGCTCGTTCGCGGTCGCCAATTTCGACGAACCGTCCACGCCGGGCGAACCGGTCGTCGTCGAAGGACAGACAATCGGCATCGGAATTGCAGGGGAGACGGTCGCGCACTGCGTCAAAATCTACGATACGGACAACCGGAATTATTACAACGAGTACGCCGGGTATGTGCATATCGGACAGGACAAATACCGTGTAAGCAGTTACATGACGACCTACTCATCCGGGCAGTCCGTTTATCTGGTCGGCACGTTCGACGCAAACAACGATCTTTCTCTTGAATTCAAGACGATCAACGGCTATTTCCCGACGATCAACGCGAATCAATTCTGCGTGCGGGTGTGCTATGAGGCCGGGGGAAAGATGATTCAAGCCCAATATGGCGATATTGTTCAGCCCTCCCGCTTCCCGCAGAACCTTTCCGCGACCGTCGACGGCGGCACGGCGACCGTCTCGCTTTCCGGAAGCACGAGCACCGTCAAGATCACCGGCGGGACAAACGCGACCATAACCTCCGGAGAAAACGGGGAAATCGTTCTCAATGCCTCCGGCGGCGGTGACGGCATCGGTTATCCGGACTACATCGCGCTCGCGGGCGGCACGGCTTCAAACGCCCTGGGGACGATCACGGATGATGATTACGAAGAGGGCGTAACGCCCATTCCCGGCCCGTCCAGTATGCCGCAGAATCCGAAACTCGGCATCACCTATTTTCTGCCCGTTCCTGCGGGGGCTCCGATCAAATATTATGCCTCGGCGGCGGTCCTGGTACGCTTCGCGCCCGTTTCGGGCGGCGGGCATTTCTACTATGACCTGTCAAATGAAATGGAATGGACCCCGAATAGTGACGGGTGGCTTCGCATCAGCATCCTTGACGACGGCTCGCATTCAAGTGACTGCATCCGGCTTTATGTCGGCGGAGAGGAATGGTCCGATGCCGTCCCGCTGTACAAATGCGGCACGTTCCAGGGCGGCGCGACCGGAATCAACGCGTCCGTCTCCGGACATACGGCCTCGATCACGCTCACCGGCGGAAGCGGCTCGGTGAAAATGGTCGGTTCGGGCTCGGTCCAGATTTCCGGAGGCACAAACGGCGAGGTCATAATTCATGGTTCGACCAGTGGCGGTGGTGGTGGCGGCGATGAAGATGCCGTAATCATTTATCAGGAAGAGCATACCGAATTAGGTCAGATTACCGCGCAGACGAACAAGAAATACTACATCGCCCTCTTTGGCGCGCTGTATTACGATTCGGAATCTTACAATTACGTCTGCCAGTATTACATCACTTACGATCATTCGACTACGCCGTACACCATTGTCAGACACAAGACCGATTACAGCGATTTGGAATCCTATTGGCAAGGCGACGGATACAGTTTTGAGCTTGTTTTGCCGACACCGAATGAAGATTGCTATGTCGACATTTGCCTGTTCGCGTTTTCCAACATTTTGATTTCTTCGGCGAAGCCGATTTACAACTATCAAGGCGCGCCGTGCGCCCAGCCGTACATGCTCGGAAATCGAAATGTCAAGCTTGTCTATATCGCAAACGACAACGGCGGACGCTGGTATCTTTACGGAAACTGATATGACATATTGACATCCCCGGCATTGCCGGACAACCAAGGAGAACCACATGCAGAACATTGATATTTTTGCCACCGCAGACAACACGGTCGCCACCGTGCGGGATTCGGCCAACGCCAAGACGCTTTCCGCGCCCACGCTCGTTATCGGTGTTGCGGCGGAGATCACGCTTTCGCTGTTCGCAAAGGCCGACGATCTTCTTCCGCTTCCGCCCTCGATGTTGTCCGGAATCGTTCACTGGTCGTTTGTTTTCGACGACGATTTCAAAGCCTCAACCGAATACAAAATCGTCGCCTCGGAAGTGACCGTATCAATGGCGAGCTCGGACGGCGCGACCGACCCGATAACCGGCGCGTACATCCCGACGCTGTTCAACATCAGCATCCCGAACATGAACTCCGCCGCTCTCAACGCCTGGCTCGACGACAAGGCGTCCCGGTCCGGGCTCATCGGCGAGCTTGTCGGTTACGACAGCAACGGGGCTTTCGTGTTCGTCCTGCAAATTCAGGGCTTTACCGTGAGGAACCGCGTCACGGCATCCGGAGAAATCGAACCTCCCGCAGACATGCCCGAATATCTGACCCTCGACGCGGCCCGCGCGATGTTCCTCACCGACAGCAATCCGATGAAACCGACCCTCGACGTCGTGTCTCTCGAACCGGGCGGCAATCCGGACGTCGACGGTCATTATCTGTACTACGAAAAGACCACGCTCCGCATCGGCGGGACGCAACTCTACGAAGACATCTTTTTCCGCGAGGACCGCAAGGCCTTTGTCCGCTACAATGACGACATGCAGGCGTGGGTAATCTACAAACTGCCCGACCTCGGCGCGGCCACCGCGAAATTCTATTTCCGGTGGATTAAGACCGGATCGAATCCCGGCCCGATCTCCGGCGTGTACGACAACGCAAGCAACCCGCAAAGCGGATATTCTGCCGCTGTTACCGTGACACCACGTTACAATATCCAAGCTCAAACCTACTAAGGAGAAACACCATGCCCGAAAAAATTACCATTGATGTGTATGGGCACATTCGCGGCGAATCTGACGATTTCCGCGTGAAACCCGCAGACGTGTACCAGGTCGACGGCCCGGAAGACGACGACGCCGACGGCGACACCTTCGAGAGGTTCACCAATGAAACCCCGTGCGCCTTTCAGCGCACCAGGAAGCAGACCACGGGCGGGCGCGTCCTGATTCAGAAAGACGTCGCTTATAACGACTGGACGCTCCGCAACACGGACCTTGACTGGAAGCCGGTCAGCGTCGGCACGCTCGAAGTCTACCGTCAGGAAGTCATCGCCTCGAATCAGTCCTTCAACGCCACCGCAGGCGCGGCGATTACCGGCGCGACCATCGCGGCCTCTCTGCTGTACGGCTCCGTCGGCGAGGACACCGTTTTCGGCTTCTACAACGGCGGCATCGACGGCGTGGAACTCTCCCCGGCGGGCGTTCTCGGCGGCACGGTCGGGACTGCCGGGACCTATCAGGCACAGGTTTACATCCTCGCGCCTCTCGCCAAGCAGAAAATCATCACCATCACGCTCACCGTGGCATAAGGAGGCCCCACCATGCCGAAGTATGATAAATACCTCCACAAAGTCCGCGAGAAAGACAGAAACGGCGGCGGCTCTTCCGCTCTGAAATACGTCTACGGCTACGACCACGATCTCGACGTCACCTCCGGCGCAAACAAGTACAAGGCCGTCGTCCTCAACTCGGACGGAAAGACCTATACCTACGTCGACGCCTTTTCCCAGATGCCGTGTCACGCCGTCCGCCCGTGCGTTATGGACGACCTTTCCACCCGGCACGTGAATTATTACCTGAACCCCTCCAACCTCCACAAAAAGGCCCTCGGCGGCGCTTCCGATCTGACCGGCGGAGACGGGGATGTCATGGTCGAATTCCCGATCTCGTATTATCGCATCGACCATTACACCGACAGCAACACCCACAAGCACACCGTTTTTCTCATGTCGACGGAGAAGTTCCTCAACTCCGCCCCGTGGTCCGGATTCTACATCAGCCCCGGCGGCGACACCCTCCGCGTCCAGTACCTCGGCATGTATGCCGCCTACAAGGACAGCAACAACAAGCTCCGCTCGATCTCCGGCGTACAACCGACCGTTTCAACGTCCCTGGCGAATTACCTCACCTACGCTGGCAACAACGGCGGCTCCGTCGCGAACGATCTCATGTATCAATGGATGATGCACCTCTTCATTACCGAGCATCTGACCTGCAACACGCAGAGCCTTGCCGTCGGTCATGTCTTCATGTCCGGCTCGTGGCAGGCCTCATGGGTACGCAAGACGGGCCGCGCCGACGACATCCCGTATCAGGGCGGCGTGCTCGCCGACCCGACCGGCGCGGATGCCGATCTTGAAGGCTCGTGGAATACCTCGATCACCGCCGATCAGAAACAGGTCGCGTGCAAGTACATGATTGAAAATCCGTGGGGCTCCATCTGGCAGAACACAACCGGCACGCAGAAATACCAGGACGGCACGGAGGCCGACATCACGAGCGACGGCGTGAAGTTCTACCGCTACGAGGCGGGCGACTATCCCTCCGGCGAGGGCGTGACGCGGACCGCGTTCGCATGGAAAGACACGTCAGACAACGTGATCTACACCGCCGCCGCACATCCCGCCGTCGGCGCGGCAACGTACAGCGACACCGCACTCGAAAACAACCGCTCGAAGAACATCACCGCGTTTGATGATGACTATTCGCAGTCCGGATATTGGATGACGACGGACACCGACTGTTACTCTCAACTGTGCGCGAACCTCCCGCCCGGACCCGACCACAACCCGTTCCCGCCGGGCGGCAAAACGCCGGGCTCCATTTATTGGGTCTATCACGAATGGCCCAAGGCGGAAGGTTGGCCCGCGAAGTGGGACGACAGGACGATGTACCCGACTGCCGCAGGCGGCGGCTCCAATGCAACGGGCCTGACCGACTACTTCTATAACAACGTACAGGAAGGTCCTCGTGCCCTGTTCCGTGGCGGGTCCGCTTACACCGGCCTCGTTGCCGGTTTCGCGTGCGTGCACGTGTCCAACGCGGTCGGCTCCTCGTACCCGTCCTTCGGGGCCCGCCTCTCTGCGTGAAGACCGACAGCGGAAACGGAATCGGGAATCGGAAATCGGACGACCGAACACCGAATCCGCACACGCAGAGACCGAAATCGTCTGTCTGCCCCGAACTTTCGCGAGGGGCAGACTTTAACCTCAAACCTCCAACCAAATTGGGATATGGTGAATGCGGGTCTCCCCTCGTCCTCGTGCCCTGTTCCGTGGCGGGAACGCTAACAACGGCCTCAATGCCGGTTTCGCGTACGTGAACGTGAACAACGCGGTCGGCAACTCGAACACGAACATCGGGGCCCGCCTCTCTACGTCACAAGTCTTTTGCATCTCCATATCTCAACACCCGCCCAAGGTGAATCATCTATTCAGTGAGGCTTAGTAGCCGCAAGGCGAAAGGCCGTGGATAACCACGCATGAAACGCATCGGAAACATCTTTCAAGACATGATAGCCGTCGAGACGCTCCGTCGTTTTCATGTTGAGGCAAAGAAAGCAAAAGGCAAAAAGCGCCTCCGGTCCATGTTGGACTTCGAGGCCGATCTCGAAAACAACCTCGCCGCCCTGCATGAATCGCTTCTGAATGGGACATGGCGGATGCACCCGCTGAAACGGATGTACCGCCGCGAGGGACACAAACTCCGGATGATTGACTATGCGATATGGTGGCCGGACATCATCGTACAGCGGGCAATCGGGCGGACGCTCGGCGTAAAGCTGAATCAGTCCCTCGTAAATGAGACATACGCCGGAATCCCAGGACGCGGAATCCACAACGCTCTCCGGAGGCTCCGGCGGCGTCTCGCTGAAATCCCGCCAGACGTTCCGATCTACTGTTACAAGCTCGACATCCGCAAGTTCTATTATTCGATTCCACATGACCGGCTCAAACTCGCCCTCACGCGCAAGGTGAAGGACCGCCGCGCTCTCGATCTGCTGTTCGGCATCATTGATTCCGCTCCGGAGGGCGTCGGCCTGCCTATCGGGACGTTCGTTTCTCCGATTCTCTCCAACTTCTACCTGTCCCCGATAGATCACTACGTCAAATCCCAGGGATTTCTATACTGCCGCTACTGCGACGACATCGTAATCGTCGGCACGGACAAGAACCGCCTCCGCGATCTGAAAGCCGAACTACACCGCCGTTTCGCCGATCTCGGCCTCACCGTCAAGCCAAATGAGCAGATTTTTCCGATCTCCCGTTTCGGTATTGACATAGGCGGCTTTGTCGTGAGGCGGAACACCGCAATCGTCCGGCGAGGCATCGAACGCAATTTCAGGAAGAACGCCCGGCGGTTCAAACGGCGGCCCACGCTTCACGGCCTGCGGTCCCTCGCGTCTCAATGGGGATGGTTCAAGCCGACCATGACCGGCGCGAGGCTCTGGAAAAAGACTTTGAACGTGTCACATATCAAGGAACTCAACGAACAATACAAGGAGCTCAACAATGGTTCCAATCATTGAAAAACTGCCCGTCGGCCTGCAAACCGGGCATCTCGCAAGAATCGAATCGAACGAACTGCCTGCCGTCCGCGTGGAACTGCCGGAAATCGTGATTCCGGTCCTCTGCACGCAGGAAACGCGGCACGACTACCAGACGGACACCGACAAGACCGTGTACCTCTATTTCGAGGTCCGCACAAAGTTTGTCGGCGGCGACATCGACGACTACGCGGAAATCCTTCTGCTGTACTACGCGGAAATCCGCCATTATTTCTACGGCACGTTCGAGGTCCAGGAAGACCTTGAATATCACCACCTGAAAACCGAACACATCCTCGTTGTCAAGGCGACTTTCCCGAAGCGCGGAGAAACCGAGCCGCCGGAAGGTCTCGCAAGGTGGGAAGCCGTCAAGAAAGGTTTCTGGGACCTCGTGGATGAAGCGTGCGCGGTCGTTCACAAAACCCGCTCCGATCTCCCGTCCTACTTCAACGACACACAGATGATGCAGTTCGCAATCGAGAACGGCATGGGCGCGGAGGACATCGCCACATACTCGCTCCGTTTCGCCATCGCCAACATCAACGCCGAAAGCAACAAACGGAACTGGTCGGAGTTCTTCCGCGATGTCGAATAACGAAGAAATCCCGTCCATCGCGGCTATCGCCAAGCACACAAGCATACTCGAAGGGGCGAAGGTCAGCATCTCGGAAATCCTGAACATCCCGCTCATTTTCACCGGGTGGGAGTTCGGGGATTCCAAGTTCACCAAGAACGGGAAGCAGTCCGAACGCGTGACCCTCCAATTCGAGCAGGACGGCAGAAAGCACATCGTTTTCACGTCGTCCGAGGTCCTGATAGAACAGCTCCGGGCATTTGAAAAGGCGATGCCCGAAGCGAAGAAATTCCGAGCAACGATCAAACGCTTTGACAACAAGTTTTTCAAATTCGTGGAGTGAAAAATGTACGGTTCCGAAGAAGACGTTGAATTCCTGTACAAATTCTGCGTCGCGATCAACGCATCCGCGCCGCCGGAATTCTGGACGACTCCGATGTCTGTCCTGAAACGGGCATACAACGGCGTCGGGCCGGAAGACTGGCCGACCTGGGCTCGAAAGGCGCTTTCCGTGCTTCTTCGCCCGTTCTCCGCCGCCGCGCTCGTGCATGATTTTGAATACTCATGGGAGTACAAATCGAAAGGGATGTTCCGTGACGCGAATCTTCGCCTCTGCATCAACATAGCGAAGACAGCCGTGTACAACCGGCGATACATCCTCATCGTTTATGGCGTCGCGGCGGCTCTGCTCTGCCAGATATTCGGGTACAAGGCATACTGTGAGGGGAGGCTCAAAGATGAATGACAAAGACAAAAAAGAAATTGCCGCTCTCGCCGCCGATATTGTCGTCCAGATTCTTCAGGACAAGGAACACGCGCACGTCTGCCCCATTGGCCTTGACGCTCAAACGGTCGATGCCATGAAAAACTTTGCCAACGCTCTCAACCTCGGCAAGAAAACAGCCTACAAAGCGATCATCATCCTCTTAGTCGGCGCGATAGCCTCCGCCCTCTATGCAGGAATCCAGGAACTAATCCACAAATGAGGTACACCATGAAACACCCCAAAAGAACCCTGCTCTTCGTCTTCTTCAATCTGGCCGCGATCTTCGGGCTCACCGCCTGCGGACACAACGCCGTCGTATTCGGGAAAGGTTTCGGTCTGCGGGCCGGATTCGACCCGGAGCACATGAGCGCCGACGTGAGTTTCATCTACGGCGAACAGCTCACCCTTGCCGCCCGTGACAACATCGAAATCGAACTGGCCTCCGATGTCGAGGGCGGGCAGGAACAGGCGACCGCCGACGTGAAAACCGGCTCGAAGCTGAAAATCCGCATCGGACAGCAGATCAATGGATATTTTGTCGAAGCCGTCGAGGCGGGAGCCGATGCAAAAGACCTCGTGAAAATGAATGAAGCGGAAACCGCAAAGTACCTCGAAGCCGAATATGAAAAGGCATGGAAAACCGCGAGGGAAAGAGGACCGCAACCCGCCGCCGAGGATGAGGTCAAGGCCGCAGAAGAACCGGACGCGGCGACCGCTCCGGCGGAATGATATTCCGTTATGGCCGTAGGCGGCTGAACGCGGGGATGTTTTCGGACATCTCCGCTATTTTTTCACCTCAAATCAAACTTTTTTTCGAGAAATTCGCCAAATTCACCGAAAATCCGCTTGCATTTGGTTGATTTCATGCTATATTTGTAGCATCGGGAAGAGAAAAACCCGAACTAAAAACCACAAAAACCACACCACCCACAAGGAGACAGAAATGCAGTACAAAGAATTCCTCACCATCGCGGGAAAAACCGAGGCGGAAATCAGCTATGACATGTACGCCAAGGAAATTGAACCCGCCTATATGCACCTTCATTTTTTCACGGACAAACAGGCGTTCGTCGCGTGGTGGAAGAAGAACATCGAGGTCTGCAAAGACATGTCTCGTTTCGTTCGGAACCACGCCGAAAAGGTCGCGCTCATGCAGAAGACCATCGACGACAAGAACAGCGAAATCGAGGTCGTCCGCGCCAACCTCGAATCAAAGAAGAATTCTATCGTGAGCATGAACGCCCATATCGAAACGCTCACAGAGACGAAAAACGGCCTGCAAAATCAGCTTGAAAAGGCCCTGCTCCGCGTCGCGTTCGATACCGACGGCATCATTAAGGATGTCAAAACGTCCTTCTTCGATCACTACGAGCAGAACAAGGCCCGCGCTATCGAGCTCGGAATCATCGCAGAATAAGGAGGCCTCACAATGCGCCGCATACGCCGTTTTTTCCGCAGTTTCTTCCGCCGCCTGAAATGGTTCAAGGTCACGACCGACCGCGCTTATTTCCGCCTTTCCGAGGCCGAGCAAGACGCGCTCCGCGACTTCATCAACGACGGCACCCTCTAACCCATAAACCACAAGGAGACATCAAATGACCGTTACAGAAAAACTTGAAGTCGCCAGGAAGCTCCTCGAAGAATGCGAAAAAGAAGCGACGGAACACACAAGCAAGGTGAACCGCATTCGAGACAAAACGAGGATGAGAGACCAGGTCCGGCGGATTCAGTCGTTCGCAAACAATGTGCTTTTCAAGACCTACCCCGAACTCGCGGAAGAAAGCCAGGCATAAAAACCACAACCACAAGGAGGAAACCACATGGCAAACGAAAATTTCACGCCCGGCCCGTGGACCGCTGTTCAGCACGGAGAGGACATCTACACATGGACTATCCGAGGCAACGACAGCATCAAAGACCGCTCCCTTGCCGTCGTTGGCGTCGGGGCAATCGACTTTAAAAGAGACATGGCAAACATGCACCTCATCAAAGCCGCGCCCATGCTGTACAAAGCCCTCAAAGGGGCGGTGCAAGAGGCCTGCGGGACCTGTGCGATGATGCACGTCAATCCGGAGACTTATGATTTCGTTGAAAACGGATGTCCGTTCGCCCAGGAAGAAAACAAGTGCGATTATCGAGACTGCATAGCCATTCTTCGGGAAGCGAGGGGCGAAGCATGAGCAAGGTATTTGAAACGCCGCTTGAAGTGTTCGCAGACCCAGACGCCTATGTCTTTGAAATCAACGACAAAAACGGTGATCTTGTCGCGTCGTACATCTTGAATCTGGAACAGGCTAAAATGTTCGCCGCCGTGCCGGAACTTTACGAGGCGTGCCGCTTTCACTGTGAGACGCGTTGCAAGATGCGAAACCTCAACAAAAACGTCTGCAAACACTGCGTATTTGGAAAAGCCCTGCGGAAAGCCCGTGGAGAAGCGGAGGCGGAATGAAGGTCCTGAAACCCGAAAAGACCATGTACACGCTGTACTCCGGCATCGTCGTGAAATGCACCGTCAAGAGTTACATCAACGACGGCACGGGCAAAGGCCGGTATCTCGTTTCTCTGCCGAAAGGCAAAATCGGCATCATTCAGCGCGACCGGCTTTTCCCGACAATCGACGCCTGCATCGACAATTTCCAAGCATCGCTCATGCGCGAGGCGGCACAACTCGAAATGCAGAGACCGAAACCACAAAAGGAGCCCAAATGAACCGAAAGGAAAAACTCACCGTCCATGCCTCGTTCACGATCTCCAGGCGGGACGTCTCGGCGCTCGACATGCTCGCGGAGGCGCTTTGTCTCCGCAACAGGTCAGATGTCATCCGCCACCTCATCCGAAAGGAAGTCCGCAACATCCACAAGCACCCTCACAACAAGGAGACAAACGCGAAATGAAAACCCCGAAAATCATCTACCTCTCCGGACCGATTACCGGCGACGAGAATTTCAAGATAAAATTCCGCCTCGCAAAGCGGCTTTTCTGCGAACGCTTCTCCAGGGAGAACATCCGGAGCGGCTTCATCCACAATCCCGCAGAGAATCAGCCGCTCGAAGAGATGAAGAAGCGGAAAACCGAAAGCGAAATCTGGGCCGAGTGCATGTATCGTGACGTGAAGACCTTAACGGCGATCAGAGACGGTGACGGATACCTGATTTTACTGCCGGGATGGGAAAACAGCAAGGGCGCGTGTTTCGAGCGCAAACTCGCCGTCGAATGGTGTATTCCTATCCGAGAAATCGGCGATCTCTTCCCGGAATGGGACGAACGGCTCAAAAAGGAAATGGAGGCCGCCGGTGAATGACGAACTGAAAACCTGTTCCAACTGCTTCTATCACGAGGACAACGACAACGGCGAAATCCTCTGTTATCACCACGGCGAAACCGTCTCCGAGGATTTCACGTGCCCGGAACACAAGCCGGAGGTGAACGAATGAAACGGCGAAAAGATCAGAACGATGTCAAGATATATGAAGAGGTCGCCCGTTACAATTCGGTCTACAAAGAGGTCGAGATCAAACGCTTCAAAAACATCATGGCGAAGAATCCGGACGCCGACCCGCTCTATCTGTACAGCCTCTACATCTGCCAGGCGGAGGAAATCGTGGACCTCGTGAAGGACGTCATCAAAAACGATCTGTACGACGGTTTGGAGTACAACACATCCCGGTATCTGAACAAGGCCGCCCTGTGCTTCCGCGAGGCCGCAGAGGCCGCCGACTTCAAACAGCAAAAAGCGGACCGGAATCTTCTCGGAACCAAGGAGGCCGCAAAGTGAAGACCAAGGAAGAAACCGCCGCGTACATGCGCGAGTACCGCCGCAGAAATCGCGAATGGCTCCGGACGCTGTATAAACTCTGGTACATGAAAAACGGTCCGGAGAGGAACCGCCGCAGACGGAAAGGAGCGTCGGCATGAACAGCGACAAGCAGGAAATCAAGCAGGCCATTCTAAAAGTCCTGCGGGCCAAGGCGGGCGTGTGGTTGAACTACGACGAACTTTCATCCGCCGTGACAGAAACCATGAATCAGCCCATTTGGCAAGGGGCGTTTTACCGCGCGCTCTACGAACTCCACCGCGACCGGACAATCGAACGGACGCGGAAGGACATCTACCACAAAGAATTGAGATTCAACGAAACCCTGTATCGGGTCCCGGACAACGAAACGCTCGATATGTTCGGAGAATTGGAGGAAAAGAAATGAAAATCATTGATACGCACACAGGCAAAATATTTATTGACACGGAACGAAAACTTGAATTTCTTACCGTGGGCGACTACGGGAAAGAGAATAACATCAAAGCGGATTTCCTCGGCCTCCGCAAAGAGATTTATGGCGTTCAACATCGCGCCGTTGATCTTTGCAAAAAGTGGGTCGCCACGATCAGCACACAGAAGGGATGCCCGATGAGATGCCGTTTCTGCGATTGCCCCAAGTATGGTTTTTATGGCAACGCGTCAAGGGAAGAGCTTGCCTTTGAGGTTCGCACCATACTTGAACATTTCAATGAAGAATACGACCACACGGAGCGTTTCAACGTGCATTTCGCCCGGATGGGCGAGCCGACGTTCAATAGAAACGTTTTGGATTTTGCGCTTTATGATCTCCGTCCGCTTGTTGGAAAATTCATCAATGCTGACACCATCCACCCCGTCGTTTCTACCATGTTGCCGAAGCGCAACAAGGAATTGGAATATTTCTTGCAGGATTGGTGCTACATCAAGAATGTTGGGTATAAAGGCGAGGCAGGGCTTCAATTCTCCATTCAAAGCACGTCCGCCGAACAGCGAGACAAGCAGTTTGCCGGAGAAAGCCTTTCTATGTATGACATAGCCTGTCTTGCCTCCCGTTTGCCGCCTCCGGTCGGTCGAAAATACACGCTCAACTTTGCCGTAACAAAAGACACTATTCTTGATGCAAAATTGCTTGATGAGTATTTCGACAAGGAACAGTGGATTGTCAAGATCACGCCGATACACGAAACAAACGCGGCAGTCCGAAACGGCTTTGATGTCGGGACGGCCTACACCGACTACGATGTGTACCGCCAATTCGAGGAACCGCTTCGGAC